CACGCCTTCTACGAATCGAAAGACTGGATGGTTGGCAAGTCGAAGATGAAGAAATGGAAATCGGCGGTGACTGGTTGGAAAGAGCGTAGCGGTTCAAGCGCGATTCCTGTTAACTCGGAACAGCAATTTATCGCAAAGCACGCTGACAAAACTTGGGCAGAACAATGAAGAGACCCTTCAACCATGCTGGTATTCGTTACGGCAAGCTCGTTGCCTTGAGATTGTCGGACGTTCAATCATCCACTCATTCTTCCGCAATATGGGAATGCCAGTGCGATTGCGGGAAAGTGAAGTCCGTTCGCGCATGGTGTTTGGTTAGCGGCAAGACGCGCTCCTGCGGATGCCTTCTAAAAACCAAAGACCTGCCTCCCCATAAAAGCGCGCCATTTAGACCAAGCCTCTCCCGAAGTCCTGAGTATGGAATTTGGTCCGGAATGCTTAGACGTTGCAGAAACCCCAAGGACTCCAAATACAAATATTACGGAGGCGCTGGCGTGACTGTTTGTGAAAAATGGAGTAACGACTTCTTCGCATTTTTGTCAGATATGGGGCTCAGGCCGTCCGGCATGAGTATTGGCAGAATTCGGAATGCCGAGGGATATTCTCCGGGAAATTGCCGGTGGGAAAGCTCTATTCAACAAGCATCCAATCGCAGGAATACCCGTTACATCGCCTTCGATGGGCAGACCAAGTGTCTTGCTGAATGGGCTCGTATTACAGGAATCCACCAGAGCACTCTGTGGGGGAGACTGCAACGAGGGCTGACAGTGGGTCAAGCCCTGAATAAACACAAAGAGGATTGAGAGTGAGCGAGAAATTCAATGTGGTTAGTTTTTCGGGGGGCAGATCGTCCGCCTATCTCGTGTATTTAACACAGGCCCTAGGGATGAATTGCTCCTATATTTTCATGGATACGGGGGCTGAGCATCCGGCCACCTACAAGTTTATCCGGGACCTCGTGCAGCATTGGGGCATCAATCTCATCTGCCTGCGGGTTAAGTACAACCCAGAACTTGGCGTCGGAAACTCTTACAGCATCGTGCCTGTAGCCGATATTGGTCCGGACTATGAGCCGTGGCGCGGAATGCTTACTAAGTACGGAGCGCCTTCGGTGCAATCACCATATTGCACGAGCCGCATGAAAACAGAGCCGCACGATAAATACTGCAATGATGTTTTTGGCGCGGGAAATTATATCACATGGCTTGGTATTCGTGCCGATGAACCACAACGCGAAGGTTATTTATCCAGCAAGCCGACTATAAAAACTTGTTTTCCATTTAAAGAAGATGGTTTAGTTAGGGATGACATTATTAATATTCTCAATGAATCTGGATTAGGATTACCAAAATACTATGAATGGCGTAGCCGTTCAGGTTGTTATTTTTGTTTTTATCAGAAAAAAATTGAATGGATAGGTTTACAAGAAAACCATCCAGAATTATTTGAAGCCGCAAAATCCTATGAAAAAACCGATGAGAAAACGGGCAAACGCTATACATGGACAAACGGCGGATTGTTGTTGGTGGTGTTCTTGTTCCCATGCGGATGCTAGGCGGTCTAGTGTGCGTTGCATCTCGTTTAGGCGTTTCTTTTCTTCGATAGTGGCAAGAATCTCTTGTTGTTGCTGTGGTGATAGCTCATTGAGCAGTGTTACTGCCTTTTCTACCCGTCTTTCTGTTTTCCCTGCCCTATCGTCAATGTCGTCCGCTCTTCTGTCATAGACAGTAACAGGCGGCTTGCTTTTCAGCATTTCCCCTTCACCTGTTAGTAGCCAGTTAAAATCCAGTTTTTCCGTATTAGCTAATTCAATAAACTCATCATACGGCAATGACTGCGCCTTTTTACGACTATTAAACGTAGTTGGCTTCATATTTATTTTTTCAGCAAGCTCTATATCAGTCTTGATTTTTAAGGCTTTTTTTAATCTTCCAACTACTTCATCAAAATAAAATTCATTTATCATGGATTCCTCCTGTTGATTATCCGACTTTTTCGGATTACCATTTATCTCACCTTATAACCACTGAGAGCATATCAAATGGCAACGCCAACACGGTATCAAATTGACCAAATGCTAGTAAAGCATGAAACGAATTTATGTGCATGGGCTAAGGCGCATGACTACATATACATGACTGTTTTTAATACGGTCAACCGTTGGGCTGGTCGTGATGACCGCACGCCTCATGGTGGCTTAGCAAGACTGATTATGCGTGATTTAGCGGCAGATGTAGAAGCCGCTGAGGTTTACAACTTAGAGGAGCAAGTTGTAAACCAAAGTTGTAAACCAGACGATGCGGTTTACAACTCATAACTGTCTGAAAAATAAAAGGATAGTGCTATGAGAAAATTTTTAGGTATTGAGGAGGTTGTAAACCTTTTGGGTATAACAAAACAGGCGGTTCATAAAAATCGTAGAGCTGGAAAATATGTTGTTCAGCAAGTTAAATCCGAGGGCGGAAAAGACGGTTTAAAGTACGAAATCGCCCTAACCAGCCTCCCAAAAGAAGCCCAAAGCCGTTACCAAAACGACAAAATCGAAGCGGTTATGCAGTCGGTTTCTGTGCCTGCTAACACCGCCAAAGAAGTTGTGATTTACCAGCAAGTTGACCCTGCCGAATTGACTGAACGGCAACGCGATAAAGACCGCCATCGGGCGACTATTTGTCGCTTTGTTGATGACTCAGGTTTAAAGGTCAGTGAGGCAATTAGCTATCTGAATACCAGTTGGGCATTGGGTACGTTATCCAGCCCGATGCAGTATGCCTTAGACAATGCGTTTGATAAACGCAATCCGACTAAGTTAGCCATTAGAACCTATTGGGATTGGGTTAGAAAAGGTAAGGAAACGGGTAGTTTTGCCCCTGCAAAACGGCAAGCTGATTTGCTGGTTAAGCCCTGGTATGCGATGGCGATTGCTTTGTATCGTCGTCCACAAAAACCGACCTTTCAGTATGTGGTGGAAAAGCTCGCTGAACACTTTGAGCCTACGCCCAGTTATGCGCAGGTGACACGGTTTTTTAATGAGAAATACAGCCAAAGCGAGTTATTGAAAGGACGTAATACGGGTATGAAGTTGCGGTCGTTGTCGCATTATACCAAACGGACAGCGGCGGGCATGATGCCTTGGGATGAGTTGCACGCCGATGGTTGGGCAACGCACTTTACCGCACCACACCCGATTACTGGGGAGTATGTGACGCTGGAAGTCTGGAGTGCGCGTGATGTGGCTACCCGTTATGTTCCACCGATGGCAGTCGGTTTGAGTGAGAGTTATGAGGTGATTGCCAAATGCCAAGAAAACGCGGTGCGCTGTGGTGGCAGGATGGCGATATGGCAAAACGACAGTACCAAAATCGTGAAGGGCAATATTAAGTTTGTTGGTGATCCGATATTGTCGATTGCTGACCGTGCAGGTATCACTATCGTGCATCCAAAGACGGTGGGGAATGCGCAAGCCAACGGCATTGCTGAGAACTTCCATGTGTATTTGGATAAGCAATCACGGGAACTTAGCACTTATCAGCATAAAAATATGGATACCTTGAGCTTTCGCAAAGGGCAGAAGTTAGTCGGTAAGTTGGTTGCGGCTAAACGGGCTAATGACCGTGAAGGCGCGGATGCGTTACGCAAGCTGATTGCTAAAAATGGCAGTGGTTTGTTGTTTGAAAGTTTTCAGGATGCGGTGGATTGGTTAGAGGTGATTCGCACGAAGTGGAATAACCATGCCCATTCTTCTTTACCTTGGACTCGCGATGCGGTGACGGGTAAGAAACGCCATCAATCACCGCAAGAAGCCTTTGATGATTTTAAAGCCAATGGTTGGGAGCCGATGGCAATGGATGAAGCGCAAATTGTCGATTTGTTCCGTCCACGGCGGTTTTGTGTGGTACGGCGTGGTGCGGTTGCCCCGTATCACAAAGATGTACGGTTTCGCCATGAGGATTTGCCGCATTGGGAGGGTAAAAAGGTCGCGGTATCTTTTGACATTATGGACTCTTCTCAAGTGTGGGTAATGGATTTGCAGGGCAGTTTGATTGGGGTTGCTCAGTATTGTGATTTAGCCTCGTATCGGTCATTTAATGCACTGGAAGCGGCGAAAGAAACACGGGCATTGGCTCAGATTAAAGGGCATGAAAAGAAGATTGCGGCTGTTAAAGAGCGTGTGGGTTTATCGGTGATTGAGGGGATGTCTAGCCCAGTGATTGAGTTGCAACGGGTAGATTTTTCACGGGTTGAAATTGAGCCTGAATTGCAACGGGTTGAGTATGTGGTTGAAGAAGCCGTTGAACCAAAATTACAGACGTTGGCTGATTTTTTGGCTGAGGAAAGTAAGGAAGAAGATCCTATGAGCCGTGAAGAGACTGTGGCGGCTTTGTGGGGCGAGATGATTGATGAAGATGATGATTTTAATTCTGTTGAGGAGGCTTTATGAGTAAGCGGAAAGTAGGAAGAAGTCGGGCTGCTAGTCGGTTAATACGCGTTAAAAAACCGTATCGTTCAGCGGCTTTTCTTGAAGCGGCAAAGGAAAAACGCGCACAAGCGGCTATCGAAAGAAAAGCACGCGCGCTTAGTTCGCTGGCAGATTACTTTATTTGGAAGACTAAAGAAATCCAATCAAGACGAGAAATCGCACGGCTGAAAATGCCTATGCCAATAACTGCACTGGGTAATTTATTGGTTTGTTTTAGTGATGAGTTTATCGGCAGTTATGCCAAGCAAGAAGGCGAGTATTTGATTGTTTATGTCGATGTAGAAGATGCGGGTTTATGAGCAAGAAGAACTGTATGTTTCTGGATAAGAATATCGAGAAGTTTTCGGTAGCGAAGCAAAAGATAGATGTGTTGTTGGAAGGGGATAGAACCCCAGAAGAACAGCTTCATTTGATTACTAATTGCGCGATTATTTTGATTGCGTTGATTAGATCAAGAAAGGGCGATGGCTTTGCGGCTTGCTTTTTGAAAGTGGGTATGCAGGTTATCAAGGGTGGAGAGCCGCTGTTGGTTAAGCGGAATTATATGACTAAAGAGGATGTTTTATGAGTGCAGATCAAAACAAATCGCGGCTAGAACAAGCGCGTGAAAGTCGGGAGCAAACGGTGACGATTACCCATAGCTGTGGGCATGTGGTGAAGCACCCAGTGATCGGTCGGTTTGGGGTGAAGATTTTTGTGGCCCGCGAAGAGAATCGCATTTGTATGGATTGCGTGGAGCTGGATAAAAAGGCGGCTAATTGGGCAAAAGTGGAAGCGCGAAAGGCTATTTATCGGGGGGTGATAGAAGAAGCGGTACTTAATTTAGCCGCCTTGGAAATCGTACAAGCGACTAATCAGGCATTGACGGGGTTAGAAGTGGTGATGTTGATGATTAAGCACTTTGAAAATTACAACACCAACGCATGGGATTTGTGCAAGCAAGTGGGCTTTGCGCCTGACGAGATTATTACTTTAGAAAGGTTGATGTCATGAAGTGTGGTTATAAGTTTACGCAAGGCGGGGCATTGGTCCAGATTGTCTGTAATGACAATAAGAGCTGGTATCGGCGGGAATCATTGGGTGGTGGTTTTGGTGGGTGGAAGGCGATTTTAGCCCCCAGTATTAGCTGTGGGGTGTTGCATCAAACAGGGGTGGCTTCGATTGCGTTGTCACCGTTGAGTCAAGAACCTGCCAATGTGCCACAACGATGAGAAAGCTGGAGTTCAAACTTTGGTTTGATAGGTCAAACCAAGGTTTGGACTCCGAACTAAACGCCTGTGTTGACGCACAGGCAATTCAAATAAAACAACTAAAAACGAGTATAGATTATGAAATTCAAATTTGTCAAAACTTCCAATTATCTTAAGTTCCAATCAGCAATGAAAGCAGTGGAGTCAGGCGCGGCTAAAGAGGCGCGGATTCTGTTGTTGGCGGGTGATCCGGGTACCGGTAAAAGTCGCTGTGTTGATCATTATGGCTCGGCAGTGCGTGCGGTACATATTGAGGGTATCCCCTCTATGACAGTTTCCTACATTCGTGACTTGTTGGCGTATGAGTTAGGCGTGCAAGGTGGGACTAAGTTCGCCCAACAACAAGCGATTCAAAAAGCCTTTAATCAGCAACAACGCCCGATTATTTTGGATGAAGCGCAACATGGCTTAGATAAAAAAGCCGATGTGATTGAGTATTTACGCCGTATTGCTGAGCAAGCGGGGTCGGTGATGGTGTTGGTGTGCCATACCTCAGAACGGCATCGGTTTGGTGAACATCGGTTGGCGCATATTGCGACGCGGATTAGTGAGCTGGTTACTTTTAATATGGCAACGATGGAGGATTGCGCCTTGTATCTGACTGAGTTGTGTGAAATCGAGTTGGATGCTGGGATTGTCGCCCAGGTTCATGCTCAGTCTGGCGGTCGGTATCGCATGATGGCTTCGGCGTGTGCCACGTTAGAAAGGATTGCGAAAAAGAAAGGGCTGGAGGATTTACGCATTACCGATGTCAAAGACTTTTTGCTCTGTGAAGATGCCATGAAATCATTGAAAAAAGGCGTTTGATTATGGCGGGCAAAAGAGGCGCGAAACGCACAACGTCATACGGTTTACGCGCCCGTGCATGGTGGATTATCCGCAAGAATAAAACGACGACCCTTAGCGATTTATTGATGAGTTTGAACGATGGCTCACATAAGCACGCTGATAGAAACCTTGGTCAGTATTTGACGAACTTAACTAAGGTGGGTGTGCTGGAACGTGAACGCGTCAGTGATGGCAAACTCACTAGCAACGGGGTGTATTTGTATCGACTAAAGACTGATTTAGGGCATAAGAATCCGATTATTCGTAAGAACGGGGTTTATGATCCAAACAGTGGGCAGTTATTAACTGTAGAGACGCGATTAATCGCGTCTGTACAAGGAGACAATCATGAGTTTGCTTGATTTGTTAGCGTTATTAAAAGAGAAACGCCTAGAGATAGGTACGGCTAAGCTGGCTGAGTCCTTAGGTGTGTCTGATGTGACTATTCGTAGTATTTGTTCGGGCAATTATCGCGGTAAGCCTGACACGGTGTTGGCATTGTTTGCCGCTAAGTATGTGGATGTGGTGGTGTGTACGCATACCGAAGAACTGTTAAACCGTGGCGATTGCCGCTTACGTTATAACGCGCCTGAACCGTCTGGCGGTGCGTCATTATTGGCTTGGTGGCAATGTTGCCAGACTTGCCCACATAAAGGGGGATGAGATGGCTGATTTAAAAAAACATCCAAGTAAGGCGCAGTTTGACGCGCTAGAAGCTGATTTATGGCGTGTTTATGCGTCGCAATACTTTCGTATTGATGGCTATCTTGTCTCGGCGTGTACTGGGCAGGTAGGTATGAAGGTTGAGATAGTCGTTTATGTCAATGGCTATTGTAGAGGGCGTGATTTATGGCGTGGAAATGAAGCTGAGTTAGACCAAATTCCCGACATAGCGCGAAAGTTTCAGCGTTTATGTTCCAAGCGTATTAATTCAGCAGCGCGCATTAAGTTGTTGGAAAAATATTACGGCAAACGTAATGCAGAAAAAGAAGGCGTTTATGCTAAGCATTACTATACATGGCATTCTTTTTCCACTGCTAGGACGTTCATTGCGCATATCAAAAAACACAATGACTCGATTGAGATACTGAGTTATGAGGATTATTCCGAAGCAATCGCTTTGCTTCCATCGACAGAGGGTAATGGTGATGAGTAAGCCCATCGCGCGTAGAAATGGCTTAGTTTTCCTGTCTAGCTCCAAAGTTCAGCCAGTGAACGAGTTGAGTTTATTTGATTTTCCGCCGTTGCTAAGGCTGTGTGTTGACAGATTAAAGCAGTATCACATTGGTTGTTGTAAGCCTGAAAAGCTGCTTGTTGTTGGTAGGAAAGTTCAGGTTCATATTAAATATTTTCCTGCCTTGGATGCGATTGGTGCTGAGCAGTATGAACGCGGGGTTGATTTAAGCCTTGGCTCTTATCTGCGTTATCGCTTACCGATTTGTGATGATTGTGAAGTGGTTTGGGTCAAGTCTGGGAGGCTGTCATGTTAATTAGATGCCAAGCGTGTGGAGCAACGGCTTCACTGGATGTCTTGATTGAAGATGCGGCGGCGGCTTCGGCGTTGAGTATGGCGTTAAAGTTGTCGGGAACGGGTCGGGCAGTGCTTAAGTATTTGGGGCTGTTTAGACCTGAAAAACGAGCGTTGAGCATGGCACGGGTAGCGGTTATTTTGGGTGAACTGAACCCGATGATTGAAGCGGGGCGCATAGAGCGCAACGGTGCGACTTATGCGGTAACGCCTGTCATTTTTGAGCGGTCGTTGGAAAAGGTGGTGCAAATGCGTGACCTTGGCAAGTTAGCGACCCCGCTTAAGTCACATGGCTATTTGCTGGAGATTATCGTCACTGAGTTGGCGAAAGTCGAGGCGGACAAAGTCGCACGCGGGGCGGCAAAGAAGGTGGCTGACAATCAAACGGTCGATAACCTTGTTGCTGAGTCCAGAAAACGGGCGGATGAAAAGAACCAGCCTAAAGCCGCCCCTGTCCCGATTCCTCCTGAGTGGAAGGCGCAGTTTTCAGGCTTGCTGAAAAAAGCAGCGACATCGGCACCACTGACAGCTGAAGAAAAGGCTGAACAGATCAAACGACTTAAATCAGTGACGACATCAATGAGTGCAGAAGAGAAAGCACAGCTCGAAAAGTTCCGTGCTGAACGCGGTGAGTTTGCGCTGTAAATACAACCATTATGAAGACCTGCGAGGTTTTTAAAACCTCGCAGGTCTACTCTAACCCAATAGGGAAAACCATGAATATTAAAGACAGTTTTAAAAAAATCCGCGCTATTTTTGACAAGAACGATGCCACTATCATTTTAAAAATGGATGAAAAGCCGATGTTAGTCGATGCGAAAGGTCGCCATTGCCCCCTGCATTCAATTCGCCCTACTGATTTAGCTCGTCATGACATTGTGGTTGATCGTCTGGCAGCGGCAAAAGTCTTGTGTGGTTTGTTGCAAGAATTTAAAGAACAAACCTTTGCCGATGTGAACGCCTTTATTGACCTCAGTGCCAGTGAATACAATGTAAAAATGGGCGGGGTGAAGGGTAATTTGCAACTGATTAATTATGATGAAACCCTCAAATTGCGCATTGCCGTTGCTGACCGTATCGTATTTGACGAACGCTTACAAATCGCTAAGCAGTTATTTGATGAGCTGATTGCCGAACACAGCGAAGGGCTAGATGATGTCATTACCGCCTTGATTGAGCAGGTCTTTAAAGTCGATAAGGCGGGCAAGATTGATACTAAAAAGGTGCTGGAATTACGGCGGTATAACATCAAACACCCAAAGTGGGTACAGGCAATGGAAGCGATTAACGACAGTATTAAAGTGGTGGGCAGTAAATCATATATTCAAATGTATGAACGTGAGAATGCCAATGAAGATTGGCAAGCGGTTAGTTTAGATTTGGCGAAGGTGTAGTTATGAGCGACCAAAAAGAACTTAAGCGCATTGCTGGAAAGATTGCAAAATGTTTGGCTCTAGCTAACTCCAGCAATCCAGCCGAAGCAGAAACCGCTAAACGGCAGGCTGATGCGTTAATGCGCAAATATAGCTTATCAGTTGCCGATGTCGGTGCAGCGCAGGTGCGTGAAGTTAGTAGTAAAAAACTTAAAAAAACCAGTCGCCAACCTATCTATCTCAGTCAGTTAGCCGCTGTGATTGCCGAAGCGTTTGGCTGTAAAGGTATCTCTACCTCAGGTTGTAACCAATACACATCGTTTTTAGGTTTTGGCAGCAAACCCGAACTCGCTAGTTATGTGTTTGATGTGTTACGCCATCAAATCAATCGTGACCGCAATGCGTATAAAAAAACACTCAGCCGTTACAAAACCAGCAATCAAACCAAGTTGTGTAATGTCTTTTGTGAAGGCTGGGTTACTAAAGTAGCGCGGCAAGTACGGGGATTTTCAGGCACAGCACAAGAAGATGCCGCCATTGAAGCTTACAAGGCTAAAGAGTATGCGGATGCAAAAGACGATGCCCGTAAACCCAATTATGACGGTATCAATCAGACGGGGGTGGTCAAGGCGATGGTAGCAGGACAGCAAGCTGCTCAAAACGTCTCACTGTTTCATCCTATCAGTGGAAAATCCGCTAATCAAATCAGTTTGTTGGATTAAAAATAAGCATTGTAGGGTGGGCAACGCTCTTTTGCCCACCATTTATCGATAATCACGGTGGGAAACTAGAATGCCTTGTTATCCGCAATACGATGAAAAAAGAAATCATATCGGTTTTCTATGTGGAAAACTTGGAAAGCCTTGTCCTGAATGTGGAGATGTAGCCGATTTCTTATGTGATTATCCCGTAGGGAAGAATAAAACCTGCAATCGAATACTCTGTGATTTTCATGCGAATGAAGTTGCCCCAGACATTCATTACTGCCCATCCCATTATGAAAAATGGCAGGAATTTGTAAAAAATGGTGGTGTTGAAAAAGTGTTAGAAAATGTTATTCCCTATAAAAAACAGGTCGAGCAAATCGATTTATTTAGTTTACTGGATTAATCATGGCAATCAAACCAGAAACACCTGAATCATTAAGATTAAAGGCTAGACAGATTAAAAATAAGGCAGAAAAAATACAATATAACGGAAAAAGATATATCGAATTAATGAAACAAGTGTGGGCTTTAAATACACAAGCCGCTAATTTAGAGGAGCAAAGGTAATCATGGCAATTAAAAAAATAATCTACGGTAATACCGATCCTTACCGTAACAAAGAGCTGGCTAAAATCCACGCTCTGAAAAAGAACTTGAGGCTGGATGATGATACTTATCGGGCGATGTTGGTGGGTCACACGGGGCTAAATTCAGCGGCGCAACTGAACCGCTACCAACGGCTGGATGTCATCAAGTATTTGCAAACCCAACTGGGTAAGACCATGCACGAAGGTAAACCCCACAACACGGACAGCAACGGACAGTTGCAAAAGATTGAAGCCCTGTTGACCGTGCAGAAGAAAGAATGGGCGTATGCTCATGCCATTGCTAAACGGATGTACAAAAAAGAGAATTTAACCTTTTGTACGCCGTTTGAGTTACGCGGGGTGATTGCGGCGTTGGTGAAGGCTGGGGAAAAGTAATGCGGTTTCAGCGTTTACCTGCTCTTGAGTTTACGGATTCAAAACAAAAACGGTCAGCTTATTTACGCAAAGTTAAGCGGATAAAAGAACAGTATCCATTGCTTGATTTGGTTGGTGAATTAGAATTCGACGATGTTGATACAGAGATGACGGCTAGGCAATGTGCATGGAATGCTGCAACTATTAATGAGATGAAAGTAAGGGCTATGGAGTGGTTAACCGCGCGTAAGAAAATGCGTGAACACCCTCGAAGTGCTGAGATTTATGCGTACTGGCAAAGCAGGAAATCAGCCCCAGTGCCTGTCTATCTGCATGACCTGATTAGAAACTTTGAGCGGTATTATGCAACATGGCTTGAATACCAAGCAAAGAAAGCAAGCTGGAATAAATTGTAGTATAAATGGTGGGCAGAAAAACGCTGCCCACCCTACGGATTTCATAAAAAATACTGAGGGTAGTCTTAGTGAAAACGTTTTATTTTACTCGGTTGATGAAAATAACAAGCGGTGGTGGTGTTTATGTTTTAGCTGCTAATGAAAAAGAGGCAATATTTCATATAAGAAAGCATTACCCACTTCGGACCAAAAACCTGAGTGATGATGCTATTTCAGCTCTGCTTGATTCTGAGCCAGCTAAAAAATAAGTTGTAGGGTGGGCAACGCTCTTTTGCCCACCATTTTTATCGTATAAACGGTGGGGTTAATGAAACGTAAAATAACATTGTGGGAAAAGAAAAATAGTAAAATAATAGTCGTTGCTTATCCAGATGATTGGAATAATGAAAGATTAAAGAATGAAATACATAAAGCTGTTGATGATTTGTCATCTATTAACATCAAAGGTAAATCTGATGATTTTCCTGATTTAGAATTTGATGATGATGGAGTGTGTTTATCTTTTGCGCACCTAAATTGACTGATTATGTTTATCGTTAACTAAATGAAAGGGCAGTCTTCGCACTGCCCTTTTTTTTGCCTGAACATACCGCCTTATTGTCCCGCTATTGTCCCATTTATTAAATGATGGCTTATAAGCCAATAAAACCAAGTTACAACAGCTGATTGTTAGTCTGTTGTAGTGGGTTTTTTGGTATAATAATGCACCTGTCATCCTCACTGGAAACGACTATGTTAGAACCTGCCAAGCTCCCTATTGAATACCTGCCTGCTAGTATCAAAGAATTATTGATGGTGTTGGATACGCCTACTGTTTACGCTTTAATTGCTGAATATGGCGGTACCCGTTTGTGTGTACCGAAAGTTGCCAGTGACGATCATGAGCTGGTTGCGCTGATTGGCTTTGGTGGCTTGGTGAATTTGTGTCATTTATTCGGCGGTGAAGTGTTTGATTGTCCACGCTGTTTAAAAGCGTTAAATGTGTTGCGTGATAACGAGATTTTAGCAGGGAAGCGGTCGGGTTTAACGCTGGCGCAGTTGGCTAGAAAGTACACACTAACGGAGCGTGGCATTAGTAAGGTTTTACGGCGTGTTGAAAAACAAGAATATGAACAGCGGGCGCAATACTCGCAGACTGATTGGTTGATGGCATCTTAAACTGATAGCTGAAGCGATTGAACGCCTGCTGAACCCCTTCAACAATAACCCCCGCACCTTGCTCGGTATGATGATGTAAACATCATCCTACCGAGACCGCCGATGACCGACCCTACTGATACGCATGACTCCCTCACCATCGACGATAAGCCGTGGTGGCAATCCAAAACTATTCTCGCGGCTTGTGTGGCTATGTTGCCGCCCTTAGCAAAACTGCTAGGGCTGGATATGGGTGATATTACGCCTTATACCGCCGACCTTATTACTATCATAGGGGCAGTATTCGCCATTATTGGGCGACGAGCTGCTACTGTGCCCATTAAAAAAAGGACTCCCCGCAATGGATTATGATCTGTTAAAAATAGGCGCGACGGTTATTAATATGGTCGTCAATATCGGTCTGTTTATCTTCGCCCTGAGCATTAAAAAAAGCCAAGCGACAACGCAATCCATTAAAGATTTAGAGACGGCAGTGAATAAAAAGCTGGAGGATAAGTGTTTGCGAATCTCAAGAGTAGAAGCCGATATTAGTTCTATTCCGCGCCGTGATGAGCTGATTCGCTTACACCAACGTATTGATGGCGTAATTGAATGTGGTAATACCACTAATTTATTGATCGGTCAGTTATTGGGGCAGATCAAGCAAATGAATAATAAGCAGGCTAGCGAATGATGACTCAGACTGATTTGATTGCCGAAGACCGACGTTTGCATATTTTGATGTGCTTGAAAACATCCTCAGATTATCGGTTAAGTGATGTGCTGTTACAGGCAATGCTGAGGCGCATTGGTTTAGCGGCTTCATTATCTGTGATTGATGGTGATTTGTCATGGCTAGAAGCCCAAGGCTTAGTCGTGGTTGAAGAGTTGGGTGAATGCACGTTGGCATTGTTGCGTAGTGAAGGCGTAGATGTCGCTGAGGGTGTGGCACATCGGCGTGGTATTGCTAAGCCTAGACCTGTGAATTAATCATGGCTAGAAAATCCTCTATTGAAAAACTGCCCGAAGACATACTGGCAACCTTGCAAGCGTTATTGCTTGATCCGCGTATAACGCAATTGCAAGTCACGCATGAAATCAATGCGCTGTTAGTAGAGCAAGGCGAACCGACGATTAGTAAATCAGCAGTCGGTCGGTATGCCATTACTTTTGAAGAGCTAACAGCGGAAGCGGTAGAAACCGAGCGGGTCTCTGAGCTAATGATTAAAGAGTTGAAAATCAATAATCAAAGTGCAGTCGGACAGGCAACAGCTGAAATGTTGCGCGTTATGCTGTTTAGAGTGATGCCCGTGCTTAAGTCTGCGATGACGGGCGAACTTGATTTGACCGCCTTGAAAGATGTCACGGGTATGATTAATACCTTAGCCACTAGCCATGAAAAGTTAGAGCGGTCGGCGACTGAGAACGAAAAGCGCAAGCGTGATATTGAGCGGCATACTAAAGAAGAAGCCGCCGCGATGATTGGTGATGCAGTTAAAAAAGCAGGGTTATCTGATGAGGATTGGGCGGCAATTCGCGCTAATTTCTTAGGCGTTGAGGTGCAAGTGTGAGCGATGCGGTAACAGTTGAACCTGTTGACGTGTCAGCGGGTGAAAAAAAGGATTTGCTCGATCTAGTGCAAGAACAGCAATCACTCCGTGCAACACGCAAATTATCCCTTGCTGAAGTGCCAAAGATTTTAATGCCTGCACAAATCCGTTGGCAAGCTGATCGCGCTAGTGTTCGGCTTGGTGAAAAGTCGCGCCGTATTGGTTTTTCGTGGAATGTTGCGTCCGAGGGTGCATTAGAAGCGGCGGCGATGAATGGCATGAATCAGTATTACATGGGCTATAACATGGGTATGGCAGCTGAGAATATTGGTGACGCGCTGTTGTTTGCTCAGGTTTATGGTGCTATGTGTTCGGCGATTGATATTAGCCGAGAGCGTGAGGTGATTGGCGAACGCAAGCAGGATATAACGAAGTTTAGGCTTAAATTTGCCAGTGGGCATATTTATGAAGCGTTATCGTCATCACCGTGGAACTGGCGGGGTCGTCAAGGTCATGCGATTATTGATGAGGCAGCGTTTCATCGGGATTTACAGGAAGTGATTAAGGGCGCGATGGCGTTCTTAATGTGGGGCGGTCATGTGTCGATTATCTCTACGCATAACTCAGAAGAGAATTATTTCTTTGAATTAATCCGTGAAGTAAAGGCAGGTAAATTGCCAACGTGGAGTCATCATTATGTTGATTTTGACCAAGCGATTAGAGAGGGATTTTATAAGCGTATTTGTTTGGTGACTGGCAAGGTTTGGACATTAGAAGCTGAACAGAAATGGCGTGATGAGCAGTATGCCAGTTATCCCAGTCAAGATGATGCGAACGAAGAATTAGGTTGTATTCCGAAGAAAGGCAGCGGGGCATATTTCACCCGCTTATTGCTTGAACAGTGCATGATTGATGATGTGCCTGTTGTACGCTGGTCAAAATCGGCAGAGTGGGTCACTTGCCCAACGCGCATAGATGAAGCTAAGAAATGGATTATCGATGTGTTAAAGCCTGTAGTGGATAACATGACAGGACACCGTACTGTCTATGGGCAGGATTTTGGGCGGGTAGTGGATTTATCAGATATTTGGTTGATGCAGGAGCGTGAATCTAACCGCTGGACAATGGCGGCAATGATTGAATTGCGCAATATCCCGTTTGATGTACAAGCCTTGATTCGTGACTATTTATTGGATGAAGTACCGTTATTACATCATGCTGCGTTTGATAGTGGTGGTAATGGGGGCAGTCATGCCGAAGGCGCGTTACAGGTGCATGGCTCACAAAAAATTAGCTGTATCAAAATTACCTCACAATTCTATGCCGAATATTTCCCTCGTTATCGACAGATTTATGAAGACCGCTCATTTTTGATTGCACGGTCGGAAGATATTATTGCCGATCATCGTAATGTGATTGTGACTAAAGGTCGCCCTGGTATGAGTGATAAGCGCGTTAAAGGTGAAGATGGTGAATACCGTCATGGTGATAGTGCCATTGGTGGACTCATGGCTTATGTGGCTACACAGGCAGAAGTGAGTTATGAAAGTTATCAACCTCTTAAATTGAACTGGCTATGACAATATCAAAAACAAACGATCAATTTTTACTGGATGCGTATAGCGGTAAGGGCGGCTTTGCGACGGGGTCTTATTTAGTTTCGCACCCTAGAGAGTCAGAAGCTAAGCTGAGGAAACGTAAAGAGCTAGCGGTGTATCCTAATTTTTGCCGAAAAATCACCGATGTGTTTGTGGGTTATTTGTGGAAGCAAAGCCCTCAGCGCACGGATTTAAGTGATTTATATACGCGGTTTGTTGGTAATGCAGACAGTATGGGGACACAGTTAGACGCGCTGTTGTTGACTTATCAACGACTGGCAATGATTTTGGGGACGGTGTATGTCATTGTTGATAAATCATCTAAGAAAGCGACCTCGAAAGCCGATGAACCACTGCCGTATTTATCGGTACGTTTGCCACTTCAAATGGTGCATGAACTAAAAGACGCGAATGGAGAATGGGTTGAAGTGACGTTTTCAGAGTATGTGGTCACAGGCTCGGCGCAGGTTACCCGTTATCGTAAGTTTACGCGCACTGGGTGGGTAGTAAGTGCGGTTTTACATGGGGCGGCAGATAGTTCAACGGAGGCTGAACCTACGTCTGGAAGTTATAATTTTGGTCGAGTCCCTGTGGTTAAGTTTCATGCTGCACCGCCTTTAGACCCCTACTCTAGCCGTGCCGATTCATTCTTTTATGATTTAGCACAGTTAAACTGGGATTTGTATAACTTGCGTTCTGAGTTGCGTGAGCTGTTTAGAGCGCAAGCCTTCGCTATTTTGACCTTGCCTGTTACCAGTGATGCGGAACGGGAACGGTTGAAAGATTTGACCATTAGCACTGAAAACGCGCTGACCTTTAACCCTGTTGGTGGTGGTGAACCTAAGTTCATTGCTCCACCTGCGGATCCTGTGCAGTTATACATGGCGCAAATCGCTCAAACGGTATTGGATATTTATCGGATTGCTAATTTAGAGTTTGTCGGTGGTGTACAGCAGTCGGGTGTGGCGTTGTCGTTTCATTTTCAAGAGGCTAACTCATCTTTACGGACAATGGCTGAGCAGTGTGAAACGGCTGAAAAGAAAATTATGGACTTAGTGCATTTATGGCAAGGTGAAACGCCACAAGGGTATATTGCTTATAACAACGACTTTAATTTAACGGATTTGGCGCAAACCTTAGCAACGGCAATGGATTCAATTACCTTGGGGCTGGGTGCTGAGTTTAATAAAGCCTTGAAGAAGCGGGTCGCTAAGCAGGTGCTAGGTAATGATATTGCACCTGAAGTCATTAGTGCGATTGAAGACGAGATTGATGCAGAGGGCGATGTGTATGGTAATCGGATTGCGGCGGCTGTCGGCGCGAATTAAGTTGCGCCCACATTATGGATTATCCTGAACTCTACCGCGAACTCGCACAAGAAATCCTTAAGGTCGATGGCAAAATCGGTACGGATACCGATGCCTTCGTACAACGCTTTATTGCTGCCCTGCCCGCTGATAAATCTGAGCTAGGCAAAGAAGCACAGGCGGAATTGAGTGCGTATTTAGCGACGATGCAAAATACTTTACGCGCTGGCATTGTGACTGCGTCATGGATAGGCTTAGGCAAAGCAGGCGGATTGCAATCTAAGGCGGTATTAGCCTTAGCCGAACAGGCGTTTACTGAACGCTGGGCGGATGATCTCACTTTATCTAAACGCTTATGGAATTGGCAAAGTCTGACTGAGGAAGGTGTCGGGCAAATGTTGCAGCAGGGGGTTAAAACCGGTAAAGCTAGTGGTGCGTTAATTTATGATATGCAGCGCATGATTGAATTCGACCGTGTTAAGCAGTTTGCAATGGTCAGTAATAATCGCAATCAGTGGACAACCGAATTAACCAATGCGGCTAAAACCCTGATTCATAATCCAGCGGCAAACCAGCAATGGCTATACACGCTAAAGAATGTCGAACGCTATATAGATAAGCTGGCAGTGACAGGAACGCGTCATGCGGGCTTGCAATTAGTGAATCAAATTAAGTTGGCAGTGGCGAAAGGCAATGCTGATCTAGTCGATAAGTCGCTGGATTGGTGGCTATATGATAAACAGCTCTATAACCTCAAGCGCATAGCCAGAACAGAAATGGCAACGGCTGTACATCGTGCGGTGATTGCTTCTACTGAACAGGATGAGTCGATTATTGGTTATCAATGGCGATTATCGAGTGGTCATAAGATAGCGGATATTTGTGATTATTATGCCAACATTGACCAAGGGCTAGGCAAAGGTGTTTGGCGAAAGGATAGCGTACCAAGGCATAAGGCACACCCACACTGTATGTGCTTATTGGTTCCTAGAGTTACTCGAATTAAAGAACAGGGTAGTGAGAACTATGCGGGTTTTCTGGATAAGCTTAATGATAAGCAACGGGAACAGATTTTGCCAAAGTGGGCTAGTGAAGTTATAGGTAATGGTACGCCATTAAAATCCTTGCTTAATAAAGATGGCTTAGGCTTGATAAGTAAAGCTGATTACCAGCAATTATTAGTAGATGGTGGTCAAAAGCGTATTTTTTAACTACAGGCTCATTTAGCCGTGCTATGCTGTTACCTGCTATCTGTTTATTGCTTTTCTATTTTACCCCCGTTAAACCTGCGTTAAACTTCCTAGAATCGTTATTCTTATCCGTTATTTTATAGTACGAAAGGATTTTTATAGTCTTTGTGTTTGTGCTGAACTGTTTCAACAATATTTTTATCGTCCGTTTGCTTATTCTGTAGCCTGATTTAATTCTCAGACAACTACAGGAAAGCATCATGCCCGATCCTATTACTCCTCCTGCTACAGAACCACCAGCGGCAGTTCCTGTCGTTGATGTTCAGGCAGAAATTCAAAAAGCACATGCGCAGTGGCAGCAAGAACTTGAAGCCGCTACCGGTCATAAGTCAATTGACGCGCTAAAAGAACAGCAACTCAAAGACAAAGGCGACTTACAGACGCTTTTAGATAATAAGTCGCTAGAAGCCGATACTTACAAAACCCAATTTCAACAAACCCAAATCGATAACTCGCTATTAAGTGCGTCTACTGATGCGCTGGATGCCGATGTGGTTCGTGGTCTGTTGGCGAGTAAAGCGGTTGTTGATTCGGCTGGCGTTGTCACTATCGATGGTAAGTCTGTTAAAGATGCCGTTGCTGATTTATTAAAAGCGAAGCCGTTTTTGGCGAAAGCATCGGGTAATTCGGGTTCTAGTAGCCAACAAAGTCCGATTACCCATCCCCCTTCTACTGCCACTCTATCCCCTACCCAGCGGATGAATTTGGCACGCTCACAAGGAGCTAAATAATCATGGCATTAACACTGATTGAAGCCGCTAAGCTTGAAACTGGCGATGTGATTCGTAGCGCAGTTATTGAAATGTATGCGGGGTCTAGTGACGTTTTGATGGTTATCCCCTTTGCGGATATTCAAGGCAACGCACTCAAGTACAACCGTGAATCACAATTACCTGGTGTGGGTTTTCGTGGTGTCAATGAATCTTATACCTCCTCTACTGGGGTATTAAATCCATTGACTGAAGCGTTAGTGATTGCGGGTGGTGAATTGGATGTCGATACCTTTATCGTGCAAACGATGGGCATGGATCAACGCTCAGTTCAAGAAGCCATGAAAGTACGCAGTTTAGCGTTGGCATGGACGAAGACTTTTATCAAAGGTGATTCGGTTGCTGATCCACGTCAGTTCGACGGACTACAAAAACGCATTACTGGTAATCAGTTGATTGCAGCGGGTAGTACGGCAAATGGCACGGCGTTGTCATTGGCTAAGCTCGATGAAGCCATTGATCAAACACTGAACCCAACGCATTTGTTAATGAGTAAGGCGATGCGCAGACGTTTAACGCAAGCGGCTCGTGATACGGCTATCGGTGGGTTTATCTCTTATGAGAAAGATGCCTTCGGTAAAACAGTCACCAAGTACAACGATTTACCTATTTTGACTGTCGATTTGGATAACGAAGGCGCGGCGATTTTGCCATTTACAGAAGCGGCAACATCGGGTACTGCCACTGCTACTTCGATTTATGTATTAAGTCTTGGTGATGGTGCGGTATCAGGTCTGCAAAACGGCGGTATGCGCGTGGCTGATTTAGGTGTGTTGCAATCTGCGCCACTTTATCGCACGCGGGTTGAATGGTTCTGTGCTATTAGCATCATGAACGGTCGTGCTGCTACTCGTCTGTATTCGATTGCAGATGCTGCAATCACTAAATAAGGGGGAACGATGAGCGAATATACTCAACATACGTTTGATGCCGCGCTGGTATTAAAAGCAGCGGGTTTAGTGGCAGCGACGGCTAACGGCAGTTTGATTGTAGACATTGGTTCAGGTTTTGTTGATGCCGATGTGGTGATTGATTTGACTGCCTGTGAAATTGCGTCAGGTGATGAAATCTATACGGTTTCTATTGAAGGCTCGAATGATGCCACGATGGCAACGGGGTCAGTCTGCTTAGGTCGTAAAGTCTTTGGTAACTTGGTTGTGCCAATGGATGCGGCGTTAAGTGCAGCGGGGCGTTATGTACTGTGTTTTAGAAATGAAGAGAATGGCACGTTGTATCGTTATGTGCGTGTCCATACGACTGTGGCAGGAACGATTGCCACGGGTATTAATTATTCTGCCTTTATCGGCGCGGAGAGTTGCTAATGGCTACGGTTACTGTTTATCGACCTGATGGGGTTATGGAACAAAAAGAAGCGGTTGATGCACGTGAGTGTGTTGAGCGGTGTGGTTATAGCTATGAGCCGATTGTGGTTGATGAGCCGATTGTGGTTGATGAGCCGATTGTGGTTGATGAGCCGATTGTGGTTGATGAACCGAAAGCCAAGAAAGGAGCCGGCGCGAGTTAATTCGCGCCCACCTTATGCTTACAATCAATCTTGACTTAGGCAATGTGCCGTCGGTATTAGCGCGGTTAGCTGATGCGGGTGTTGCTCAGCGGGTAGCGAATGCAGCCGCTGAATCTTATGTTGACGATACATTGGAGTGGATTGGTGCAGGGCGTGGTTTTACGACGCGGACAGGGCAACTAGAGCAATCGATTAATTGGTCGCCTCTGAGTGAGGGTGCTGTACAAGTCTATGCTAATGCAGAGTATGCAGGTTATGTGGAAACAGGTACGCGCCCTCATGTGATTGCCCCTAAGGCGGGACGGAAGGCGTTGAAGTTTGCGGGTGGCGGTGGCTTTATTTTTCGCCGTGCGGTTAATCACCCTGGTTCAAAGCCGTATCCGTTTTTTTATGTAGATAGAGAAAATCGCCAAGACAATATGTTAGCGGCGGCTAACTCTGTATTAGCGACGGTGATGCTGAATGACTAATTATTGTGTGATTGCTGATTGTGTTGATCCCGCGTTAACGATTAGTCAGAAGAATGTCGATGAGGCAAACGTGTTGGTTGACGTGTTACTGACAACGGCAAGTATCGCGCCGTCTACGGTGACACTCCCACAACCGCTGTTGACGACGATTGCCATTAATGCCGCTAAGCGTAATGCGTGTATTGAAGGGGGGATAGGCGATAACACTACGCTGATTGAAAAAGCGAAACAGTTTAAAACTACGATTGATATGTTAGCCGTGGGTATTAACAAAACCGCGTTAGGCATTGTTGAGGATGTGACGGTAACGGGTGGTGGGCATTATTCTTCTGTAACACTGGGGCGTGGTTAATGAGTATTAAAGTGCTGACTGGCTTAATAGATCACTTAAAAAATGATGTCGTTTTGAATGCGTTTTTTACTGCTAATTATGCCCAAACACCTAAGCATTTACTGGGTTATAAGAAATCGCCGAATGCCAATGATTTACCGATGCTGTGCTATGTGCCTGTTAAAAGTCAGATTAAAAATCGCACACCCAGTACACGGGTGATTGCGATTGTGGTTTTTATTAAGGATGACCGCTTTTTGGATAGTGCGGGTGGATTGTTAGATGCCGTACAAGTGCCAACTAGCGAGACTGTCTTATTTTCAGGCGCAGTTTTTTCTGAGCAAGCACAAGATTTAATCGTTAAATCGCTGATGGGTTTAACGCTGCCTGATGGCTCAATTATCGGAATTGATTTTACGATTAATACCGATATGACACTGGGTTTTCCGTTCTTTCAAACCGAGATTGCGTTTGAAGTGAAGAATATTTTTAATTTTTAAGGAGTTTGGCAATGAAATTACAAGCACTCGATGGCGTAACAGGCGAACTGCATTTAAACGGTCGCTCGTTTGCGATTGATAAAAAAGGACAGGTAGAAGTGCCTGATGGCTTAGTCGGTCAAAGTGTTTGGCAGCAAGGTTATACCGTTGTCGCGCCTATTGCCCAACTACAACAAAAACCAGAGCCGGAGCAAAACGCTGGCAAGGATAAAAGCTAATGAGCAACAAAGAGTTTATTTTATTCGGCACGGGCGATGCTATTTTTATTCCTAAACGGGATGCGAATGGTGTCGCTATTGCTGTGCCTACGCCGGTTAATTTAGCCTCGTGTACCGATATTGGTATCGAGAAGAAAGGCACGGCAAAAATGCACGAAGGCAAGTATCAGTATTCGATTGCCTCGGCGATTGCCAAGCGTTCCATTGAAATTTCGCTGACTTGTAACGTGCATTCGGCAAAATCAATGGGGCTATCGACCAATGAAGATGTGTTGGAAAGTTATGATGCGCTGTATTCACCGAAAACAGCAACGGCTATTCCTGCTACGCCCTTCACTATTACGCCCACGCCGCCCGCGAGTGGCACGTTTAAAAACGATATGGGGGTATTTTGGGAAGAAGGCGGTCAATTGGTTCGCGTTGCCTCAAGCCCAGCGACGGGGCAGTATTCAATGGCGGCAGGGGTTTATACCTTTGCTGCGGCTGATACGCTTAAAAAAGTGTTTATTAAATACACTTATGGCGTGGCAACGGGTGGTAGTTCAACCGCTGAATATAATCGCTTGCAAGGTGAAGCTCCTGAATACAGCCTGATTTTAACCAGCGGAATCTATCGTGGTGTGTCGGTGATGTTCGATGCCCCGATTGTGTTAGTTAAAGATATTTCTAATCCATTTAAAAATGGCGATTACATGGCGCAAAAAATCACGATGGATGTGTTGGCAAATCCAACCACAGGTCATGTATTTACCTCGAATATTCCGTTGTAAGATTTATAGTCGCGTAGGTCGGGTTAGGCTTGCCATAACCCGACATTAACCCATGAATGCGTCGGGTTACGCTATCGCTAACCCGACCTACCTAACTCATTCTACGAGACATTTTATGCACAAAGTTATCTTGGGCGGCAAAACGTGGGTGATTCAAGAGCCTGTGTTTAAAGATCTAAAAAATATCCTTGCTGCATTAAATCGCCTTAATCATCCGACTGACTCTGATTTTAATCTAGTCGCTGATATTCAATTAATACTCACCAGCTTAATAGGTGCAGACAATGTAAAGAAATTTAAACGCTTTCGTTGGGAGGCGTGGAAAATCCCAACACCAAGCCCTGAGGAAATTACTGCCCTGTTGGCGGCTATTCCTGATATTTGTGGCTTACAGACTAGGAGTGCAAACCTTGGTTCGTCAGACGCAAACCAAGGTTTGGACTCCTGTTCTGACTGGGACGCGCTCTATTGGCGGGTTATCCGTCAAACAGGGTGGACGTGGGAAGCCGTTGATACCACCATGACGATCAGTCGTCTATCCGCCTTATCCGAATCCCTCAATCATAGCCCTACTGTTGAATCGCTCGTTGCTGCTTACCTTGGCTATGAGTACAGCAAACCCGAAGCCCTCGAAGATAAAATTGACGCATGGCTGTTAAGCCAAGGACACGCTAATGGCTAATCAACTGACGATAAAAATCGCACTACTCATTGATGAGGCAAAAGCCAAAGCCAAGGAGATGCAGGATAGCTTAAGAAATCTTGGGCAAGGCGGCAATAATAACGCCAAGATGCAATTAGATGAGGTCGGTAAGAGCGCGGGTGTCGCAGGTGGTGCAATCAATCGAATGTCCTCGGTTGTCAAAAGTATGATTGCGTCTGCGTTTGCGGTCGGGGCGTTAGTTGCTTTTACTAACAAGCTGGTTGAAACGGTGCGGGTTATTCAGGATTTGCGTATGCGCTTGTCTGGCTTAACGCAATCCGCCGAAGATTATGCCTCGTCTGAGGTCTATTTAACCGACTTGGCGCATAAGCACCATAAGTCTGTTCAAGAGCTGACTGCGGGGTATTCCTCGTTTTTAGCACTTGAACAAAGCGGGATTATTACCCGTCAACAATCGATTCAACTGTTGGAGGGTTTTAGTAATGCCGCCTCTAAAACAGGGGCGAGTCAAACCCAAATGGGGCAGTCTACCTATGGCTTAGCGCAGGCGTTAGGTACGGGCATTGTTGCGATGGAGGAGTTTAAGCAGATTACCGAGCCTATGCCCGGTCTGGCTAATTCATTGGCTAACGCCTACGGTATGACTGTGGGCGAACTGCGTAAATTAATTGGCACGGGTACAGTTGCTAGTGAAGAGTTTGGCAAAAAGTTCGTTGTTGCTTTACAGGACTATGAAGGCGCGGCTGAACGTGCTGGCGGTACGATTTCAGCGTCTTATGCTGATGCGGGTAATGCTTACACGGAAATGGCTAAGGATTTGGAAAAACCAGTTGCCGGTTTAGCCATTGGTGTGACTGATGCGGGTAAATCGGCTTATGGCTGGTTAAAAGATAATGGCGATACCGTCATTACACTATTAACGGGCATTGCAGTCGTTACGGCTGGCAAGGGCTTATCTGCATTAGCGGCTTACAACGCCGCAGGTGCGCAAGCCTTTCATATTGAGAATGATCACACCGCCGCCATTATCGAAAATGAAACCCGCACCGTATCGGCGCGCACTGCAAAAGTCGCTGCCGCTGAGGCTAAACTTTTAGAGAGAACTGCAACCGCTGAACTGGCGCAAGCTGAATTAGCACTAACTGCCGCTACGCTTGAAGTTGCGAGAGCCAATGAGTTGGCATCGGGTTCAGCCGCTATGCTAGTGGATGCTGAAATCGCCCAAACTGCCGCTGCAACTCGATTAACCAATGCAACCCGCTCACAAGCCGCTGCTGATGCCTTCTTAATTTCTCAAAATGCAAAGCTGGCAGAATCTCAACTCGCTTTAACCGCTGCAACCAATGCCAGTGGTGCGGCAATGACGCGCATAGCGGCAGCGGGTAAAGCGGCGTTTTCGTTTATTGGCGGCTGGGTGGGCGTGGCTGTTTTAGCATTGTGGGGATTGTATGAGATTTTAGAAAAAGTCAGTGATTCAGAAGGACGCGCAGAGCGTACATCAAAAAATCTAAGTGACGCGCTGTCACTAATGAATGCAGAAGTTAAGAAATTAACTATTGCAGAGGTTGATATAGATTTTTCTAAAACAGAAAAGTCTATCGCCTCACTCAAGCAACAAATTAAAGACTTGGAAGCCTCCACCCACTTTGGCAATATCAATGAAAATATTGATAAACGGGCAGTGCTGCAGCAACGCGTCGCTGTAGAAGAAAAACACCTTGATGCCAATAAAGCCCAGAAAAACGATTTAATTACTAACTTTGATGCGTCTGGACTGACCAGTGATGAACTGCCAATCAAGTTAAAAGAAACTGAAAATGAAATAGGCAAGATACGCTATCACATTGAAGAGTTAAAGCGTTCCACAGGCGATGCAACGGTTATTGATGGTCTGATTAATGAAAGCAAGCTTGCGCTAAACGCCTATAACTCTCAGTTATCCGCAATTAAAGGTGCGCAGGATACCCTATCAAAAACGGGTAAAACCGACCCGAAGATTGCTGAAGCCAATGCGAAAGCCGAAGAAAAGTCTATTGCCAGTGGCTTTAAACTTAGAGAGCAACAAGCCAAGAATGCTTATGACGTGGCGAGGGCTTATGCCGAAAAAGATACTGTTAAAAAACTCCAGATTGAAAAGGATTATAACGATCAATCCTTAGCCTTAACGCTAGAACGCTTAAACGCTGAAATCGCGGCTAAGACTAAGGTCAGCGAATTATCAGGCAAGAAAACCAAAGCCCCCGAATTACAAGCTGAACTCGCTGACCTTGAAAATCAAAAGCTGGCGGCGATTGATAATGCTAAAACTAAGGGCGTTACGCTTGATATTGATGCGCAAAACCACGCCGCTGATATACATAAGGCTGAGTTGTCTGCGCAATCCGACATCGAGCTAGGGCGTATTGAATTAACAGCCGAAAAAGCCCAAGCTGAATCTAAGCAAGCACAAGATGAACTGAAGCAGTTAAAAAGCCACGGGTCATTGGGTGGTAGTCAGCAAGACATGATGCAAGGGGTTTTTTCTGCCTTCAAGAATGCGGGGTTTAGCCCGAATCAAGCGAAGGCGTTGACCGCTGAGGTCGGGCGCGAAAATGACTATAACCCTAAAGCGGTGTTTGGCAATCATACCGATGCGGCAAATGGTAAAACCAATACAGGTTTTTTTAGCTGGCAAGGTGATAGATCAACCGCCTTAAAAGCCAGTCTTGCGGAACAAGGCTTGCTACAAAATGGCAAGATAAGCCACTCGCAAGAATCTTTGAATGCAATGGCTGCCTTTGCAAAAACTGAAATGCAGAGTGGGCAATATAAAGGCTCAACTCAGTTTTTAGCCAATAAAAACATTGGCTCAGAGGCGGCGGCTAATCAGTTAGGGCATGGCTATATTAAGTGGGCAATGGGGCAAGATACCCTTAAAAATGGCGATAGTTTTGACTGGAAAAAGCACGATGCTAAGCGGGCTGGTTATTACAATCAAATCGACTCAACGTCTAAAAATGATGGCGGTGATGAAAAGCAACTAATTGAACAAGGGATTGCTGGGACGCAACATTATTATGAAGAGCTAACCAACGCGCAGAATAAAGGTATTGAAGCCAGTATCGCCGCTGTTAAGGCTAAACTGGCACTGGCTGAAAAAGACTATGCCACTAAGAAAGCCACGGCTATGCCCGAAGAACTCCCTAAGCTGGAAGCCGATTATACGACCAACAAAGCCAAGCTCACGCAAGAATTAAGCCAACTGCAAGCGGAATTACTGGCAATTAAAAAGGCGGGTGACGCTGAAATGGCGGCGGAGATTGCTAAAGCCAAGCAAGAAGAAATCGCTATTGAAGAGAGCGCGGCTTTGGGCTTGGTGCAGGTTGCTGAAACCGAAGCCCAACAGCAATTAGAGCTGGGGCAGTTATCGAACACTAAGTTTCTTGAGAAGCAACGGGCGTTTGAGGCGCAACGCTATCAGATTGCTTTGAAAGCCGCGCAGGATAGACGGGGATTATTGGATGATGGTGATGCGACGGGTAAAGCCAAGGCGTTAGGGCAGGAAAAAGCCTTAGGCGTTAAACACGCAGCGGATATGAAAGCCATTAACCATAAGATGGCACTCGATAGCCAAGCCACGTTTAACGGCATTGTCGCGCCGATTAAATCCGCATTTAGCTCTACGATTAAAGGTATTTTGCAAGGTACAACCACGTTAAAGCAGGGCTTAAAGAATATGGCCCAGTCGATTGTGTTGTCGTTTGCGGGATCATTGGCTGATATGGCGATTGATGCAGCGGCGCATTGGGCTTGGGAATTATTGGGCTTTGGAACGAAAGAGGCAGCTAAAACAGGGATGAAGGTTGCGGGTGAAGCTGCACAAACAGGGGCAACGATAGTCGGTACACAAACCCGCGTAGCCGCTGAGGCGACCGCTTCAGCTGAAAGCAGTGCGATTGAATTCGGCTCTGGCATGAAGAAGATTGCTAATAAAGCCGCCACGGCAGCAGCAGGGGCTTTTGATGCGATGGTGGGGATTCCGTATGTCGGGCCTATTATTGCCCCAATTGCCGCCGCGACAGCTTTTATCGGGGTGATGGCATTTGGTGGCTTGATGTCATCGGCGGGCGGGGAATGGGATGTGCCTAACGACCGCTTAAATTTAGTCCACAAAAATGAAACCATTCTGCCCGCTAACATTGCCGCGCCGATGCGGGAGTTCTTTACTAAGGACGGGGCGACTAAAAATCCGCCCGCTGGCACTGCTTATAGTAGTCAGACGGTGGTTAATAAAAATCAGGATAAGGACTCAGGCAATCTGAATGAAATTAATATTTCTTCCAAGAAAACCTCAGAAAACACCGATAAAAATACCGCTAGCCTTAATTCAATAGAGAAAAAAGACGAAGAGAAATCGGGTAGTAAGTTTAAAAGCATTTTAACGGGCGGCTGGATGTCATCGGCTGGCGGCGAATGGGATGTGCCTAACGACCGTTTAAATTTAGTTCATAAAAACGAAACCATTTTACCTGCGACCATTGCCGCGCCGATGCGTGAATTCTTTACCAATGGCGGGATTGGTAATGTCGGTTTGCCCGCGCAACTGCTGAGCAATAATTCAATGAGCAATGGCTTAGCTAATACGGCAGCGAGTTCGTTGGCAATTCAACAATCCTTGATTCAAAACCAACAAAAGCAAGCTAAGCAAGCGTCAGGCGGTACGGTGGTATTGAATACTAAGGGCGGTAATTTTGTCCATAAAGACGATGTGATTGCGTTGCTGAAAAAAGAAAACCGCAATTTTAGAATGAGTTAAAGATGAGTGATTTAGTGTTTCCCTCAACGATGAATGGCTATGTGTGGGATAGCAAAAAGAAGCCTGTGTTTAATAATCTAACCCATTCATCGGTTACTGGGCGTGATGTGCGTATTGCATTGTACGATCAGCCTGTTTATGAGTTCACGCTGTCTAATCAATGGCTGACGAAAGCCGATAAAGATGTGTTGATGGGCTTCTTTTTAGCACGGCGCGGGGCGTTTGATAGTTGGTTGTATTTGGATGAAGACGGGGCAGTGACGGCGCAAGCCTTTGGCGTGGGTAATGGGGCAACGCTTGGGTTTCAACTGCTTAAAGCCACGGACAGTGCGTTAGAGATTGTCAATAATCTAGCGACCCTGCCACTGATTTATGTTGATGCGGTGTTAAAAACCGTCGGCACGCATTACACGATCAGTGCCACGGGGGTGGTGACTTTTGTGACTGCACCCACGGCGGGCGCGGTACTGGCGTGGACAGGCTCTGCCTATTATCGCTGTGTATTTTTAGAGGATTCGTTGGAGTATAACCAGTTTATGTACCGCTTATATGATTGCAGTGAGATTACCTTTAAAGGCTCGTTGGCGAATAAATTATGAAACTGACTTCGATAGGCATGACTGATCTATTAACGGGCTATCAATTTTTTGTTGCTGAGTTGTACACGATCACGCTGGCGAGTGGTGATGTGCATCGGTTTACCTCAGGCGATGGTGATATTACGCTGGGGTCGCCCGTGATTGCGCCGTTAAGCCTCGCGGCAGTTAATCCACGGTTTACTGCGCCATCGCCTACCACGGTATTTGTGGCAGGCGATGGCGTGATTTACGCGCTGGATAAAGCCACGTTAACGATAACGCCTATTGTGACGGGGTTACCGATTGTCACGGGTTCCGATATTGTCGGCGGCATTGTCTTTGATGGAACTAATTTTTGGGCAATTCATTCGACGGCAGGGTTAAGCGGTGTGTTTGGGGTCAATAAATACAGCCCTGCTGGGGCGTTATTGGGGTCATTTTCGGCGGGCTTTTCGGGTGTGCCGTATCGACTGACCTTCGGTGGCGGGCATATTTATACCACGACATCTGAGTCTATGATTTACAAGCTTGATCTTGACGGCAATATCGTTGCCAGTCAGGTAAAGGGCGGGCTTAGCTGGGTGCATTATATTTATTTTGATGGGGCTTATTTATGGGTCGCTGAGTCGCTTGAGCATTTATATAAGTATGATGCGGATTTAACTCTGGTAAGTATTACGCCTGTGACCACTGATATGCGCGGCATTACCAGTGATGGCACGTCTATTTGGGTGACCAATCATACCGCGAATAGTATTGCAAAAATCGATAGAGTAACGGGGGTATTATTAGCAACCTATAGCGGTTTTACTGCACCGACTTTTATTGAGTTTATGCCCAATGGTTATTTAGCGGTATCTTGCGATGCTAGTGTGGCGTATGTGCAGCCCGCCACGGGGGCAATCGTGACAGCGGTGGCTACGTTGTACCCGCAACAAGTCGTCATGGACAGTACTGGCACGCTTTATATTCCGAATGGGATTGCGAATACCGTGACCGTGAGGAGTGATTTATTGTTATTGGGCGTGCAGACCTATACCGTGCGCGCGATTGAACGCGGCGATATTACTCTTTCTACGGGGGTGCAAGTGGATGACTGTACCTTGTCAATGTATTGCAATGCAGACAGTCAGTTTAATGGTCTCAGTATGCCGAATTTTGCGTTAATCGGCGGCTTTGATAACGCCCATATTAAGATTGAATTAGCGATTATGCCGTCGTATGGCGATACCTCAAATGGCGTTATTCATTTGTTTGAGGGCAAGGTCTCTGATATTAAAATTGATGTTAGTCAGGTTGAGTTAACGATTAGCAGTGAGTCCATTCGTCTGGACACCCAGATTCCGAGCCAAGTCTATCAGCCCTCGTGCAGTCATACTTTATATGATGGCGGCTGTGCGTTAAACAGTGCTGATTTTTCAGGGGCTAAAGCGGTGTTGACTGGCTCAACTAAAGGGCAGCTGATGTTTACTGATAGCAATGCGGAGGGTTTTTTTGAACTGGGCAAAGTGAGAATGACCTCAGGACTCAATAACGCGCTGATTCGTACTGTGAAGTTTCATACCGCTGGGCTGATTGTCTTTACTGAGAACTTGCCGTTTGCGCCTGAGGTCGGTGATACCTTTATCGCCACGGCGGGCTGTGATAAATCCCGCGCAACCTGTACCGCCAAGTTTGCTAATGCCGTGCATTTTCTAGGCTGGGAATATATGCCCGCACCGGAGACTTCCTTATGAATCAGCGGCAAGCTATTATTGATGAAGCCATGACGTGGCTGAGAACCCCGTGGCGACACGCGGCAGCAGTTAAAGGTGCGGGCGTGGATTGTGGGCGCATTGTTATTGAGATTTATGCCAACTGTGGCTTAATCGAACGCTTTACCCCTGCGCCCTATATGCAGGACTTCGCTATTCATTCGTCTGAAGAACGCTTTCTGGAAAATATCGAACGCTATGCAGTGCAGGTGAATAGCCCCCAACAAGGTGATATTGCGGTCTGGAAATTCGGGCGTTGTTTTAGTCATGCTGCACTCGTGGTTTTGTGGCCCGAAATTATTCATGCCAAAATTGATGAAGGCGTGTTGCTGGATAATGGCGAGCAAGGTGACTTGGCAGGGCGTGAAGTTCGCTTCTATTCGGTGTTCGCATGAGCTTATTCGGCGGTCAAAAAACTAAATCGAAAGTCGCTGATAAACTGGGTAGTATTAAAATTCAGTCGCAAGGCTATGGCAATGTTATACCTTTAATATATGGCACAGTCAGAACCCCTGTAACGCTGTTTTTCTACTCGAATTTTATGGCGTTGCCCGTCGTTGAACGGATAAAAACCAGCGGTAAAGGCGGTAAAAAGAAGAAGCCGACCAATACCACCTTTATGTATTTTGCCAGCATCATGATGGGCATTGCCTCTAATGAGATTACGGGGACGGGTAGACTGTGGGTTGATAAAAACAAATACACCTCGATTGCTGGCGTGGGCGATACCTCACCCTCAAAGTCAGGCTTTACGCTATTTAAAGGCGATACCACACAAGTGCCGTGGGGCTATCTGACGACCTATGAACCGACTAAAGCTGTGGCGTTGCGGGGCTTCGCTTATATGGTCTCGAATCTGTATAGCTTGTCGGATACCGCGTCACTGGGCAATCACACGATAGAAGTCTACGGTGGCTTTGCCACACAAACCGAAGGCGATGCCAGTCCAGCGGATTTTATCCCTGATATTATGGTGCGCGAATGTGGCATTGCTAGCGACAAGCTGGCTGATTTAACGGTGTTTCGGGCTTATTGTGTTGCGCGGGACTTGTCCTTTGGCGTGTTGCTGGACGCGCAAAAACCAGCGGCTGAATTTATTACTGAGATTTTAAATTTATGCGGTGTTGAGCTGGTTATTAAAAACGGCTTGTTTCACTTTATCAGTTATGTCGATGCGGGCTTGGTGACGGGCTATGAAGTCAGTAATGATGATTTTATTGTTGAGCAAGGTCAAGCCCCGATTACGCCCACGCGTAAGAAAGCGATTGACTCCTTTAACGCCCTAAAGCTTGAGTTCATCAATCGAGCCAATGACTACAATACCGAGATAGCCGAAGACAAAGATTTAGCCTCGATAGAGACCATTGGGCTACGCACGGCTGAAACCCTGACCGCAAGTTATGTTAGCCGCGCCCCATTAGCGCGGCAGCTCGTGCATTATTTATTGCAACGGGATTTAGCAATTCGTAACAGTTATGAATTCACGCTATCACTGCGTTATAGCCGCCTTGAACCGATGGATATTATAACGCTCACCGATGCGGGACTGGGCTTGGTGCAGCACCCAGTGATTATTAAGAAAATCGTTATTACCTCCGACTATCAGCTAAAAATAACCGCTGAGGATTATGTTAGTCAGGTCTATCAGCCGACAAACTATGCTGCACCCGTTGCTACCCCCTATGCGCCCGATCACACCACAGCGGTCGGTAATATTAACCCGCCCGTTCTCTTTATTGCCCCGACGGCGTTAACTGTGTCGGGCTATGAAATTTGGTGTGCGCTTTCTAATAGCAATCCGCTCTATGGCGGCTGTGATATTCACTTAAGCTTAGATGGCGGGGTGTCGTATTCAACACTGGGAACCCATACTGGCAATACCCGTATGGGCGTATTAACCGCTGATTTGGCGACTGGTTTGGCGATTGATACCGTCAACACGTTGGCGGTTGACTTAACGCAATCGAATGGGCAACTCACCAGCGTGACTCAACTCGAAGTCGATACCTCAGGCACGCTGTGTCGTGTAGGTAGCGAATTTTTAGCCTATCGTGATGTGACGCTTACGGGCATTGCGCATTATGATGTCAGTTATTTGCGCCGTGGTCTGCATAGCAGTATCCAAGGCGCAGTCACAGGCGATAAGTTTATCCGCTGTGACGACACCCTGTTTAAGTTCGCCTATGATCCTGCTTATGTGGGGACTACTGTTTATTTAAAATTCACCTCGTTCAATGTCTTTGATGACGGCGGACAGGATCTTTCAACTGTTCCCGCGTATGCCTTTACCATTCCCGAATTGATGTGGAATGATGGTATTCATCGTTGGAACGATGGCTCAAATTGGCAATAACACCATGACTTCTGCGATTAATAATGCAATCCCAACGGCTGGCACACTGGTTGATGCCACGGAAATTCGTAATAACTTTGTGACGGCAAAAGCGGAAATATCCGCCTTGCAAGCGGCTATAATTGGTAAAAACTGCCTAATCAATGGTAATTTCAACATTAATCAGCGGGCAGTGTCGGGTACGGTGACGCTTGCCGCAGGTATCTATGGGCATGATCGGTGGAAGGCAGGGGCATCGGGCTGTACTTATACTTTTGCAGTCAGTGCCGGTATCACCACCTTAACCATCACCGCTGGCTCACTACTGCAAATCATTGACGGTAGCAACCTCCCGCTAGGTACTAATACCTGTGCATTATCATGGACAGGGACAGCACAAGGACGGTTTGGATCGGGTAGTTATGCAGCGACAGGGACAACTGCTTCCGTAGTGGCTGGGACTAACCTATCGATTGAATTTAATGCAGGGACATTAAGCCTCGTTCAGCTAGAAAAAGGCGCGGTCGTGACCCCATTTGAACAGCGAATGCGTAGCCATGAGTTAGCACTCTGTTTATTCTATTATGAACAAATAACAACACTATCTAATGCTCAGTCAGTCGCGTCGGGCTTTGTTGCATCAACAACAACCGCCTTCTTAAATCTGGTTTATAGCGGTAAAGCCTCATCACCGACCATAACCGTCGATGCCAATTTCGCCATATTAACAGGCGGCTCTGCGACCGTTGCTTACACCAGCACCGCCATCACCCATAAAGGACTCTCTTCCGCGCAGATAATAGTCACGGGTACTTTTGCAGCGGGTAATGTCGGCAATGGGTGTTTACTCAGAGGCGATGGCACATCAGGACGGATAATTACGATCAGTGCGGAATTGTAGCCTAGTAAGTCTGCTAGACTGTTAGTTCAACTCACCATACTAAAAAGAGATTTATGAAGAAGTTAATCCTAATTGCGTCTGTCATTGTTGCCTTGTCAGGCTGTTCTGTTAATAAAGATTGGGTAGCAACGGGCGGTAGTCGTGCTGATGCGACTATTAAATTGTCTTATGACTTCACCTCTGGTCAGGATGTACATGTTTCTGAAAAGCAAGCGATTGAGTTGGCAAAAAAGAGGTGTGGTGTCTGGGGATATTCTGGGGCTGAGGCATTCGGTGGTGCAACAACGACTTGCAATAAAGCAGGAATGTGGGGGTGTGAGGAAGGGATGATTACTAAAGAATATCAATGTTTAGGACAAGGCAATGCCGTTGCGCCTACTAATGCACCGCCAACCTCTTACTATCAACCAGCACCTGTACCTGCACAGCAAGCCCAGCCTGTACCAGTTGCTCAGCCTATCTATCAGCCCATAGCAGAAAATACAGCACCAAGCTACCAACAACCTCAGTCTGGGCAGTCAGGGAAAGATTTAAGAGGTTGCCTTGCTTTGGCTGGGGATGAGGCGATTGCTAAATGCGTTAGGGGTAGGTAGTCTTATGAAGCCAAGACATTTTGTATTGTTAGCTTGTGTCGCTTTATTTGTTCTTTGGGTCATCAATGTACGTCAGGAAAATAAGAAGGAAATTGCACGCTATAAGCTGCAAAATGAACTATTTGAAATACAACATCAGGCGAATATTCATGAGTGCATAAAACATGGTATTCAAGAGTATAAGGATATGGAAGCTTACCCTAGGCTGACTACGACAGGAGAATTGGCAATAGATGTGATTACAAAAGCGTGTAATTACAACGATGATATTTATCATAGTAGCGTTTATGACAGTAACGTTAAATAATTTTTGACACCGTAGGGTTTTCGGGGGGTATGCTTTGTTTAGAGTCTTAGAAAGCTCCCCCAAAGCGTTTCCCACACACGAAAGCCATGTGGTTTTTTTATGCCTAGCGATTTCTGCAATCGTACCTCATGGTACAATTGCGCTTGTGGTTAGGAGTGACACGAATATATTGAATAAGTGTCGCCGCACTTTGGGCGGTTTCTAAGCTCCTAACTGCACCCTTCGGGGTACTTCTCTTAGAAAAGAACCAAAAGGTAAATCACCATGACTACTCGATTAGTCCCTATCTATGCTGGCACACTCGCTGGCGAACCAACAGAACTTGTTAATGCCCGTGAATTGCATAAGTTTTTAGAAGTTGAATCACGATTCAATGACTGGATTGCAATCCGTATTAGTGAGTATGATTTCGTTGAAAATCAAGACTTTATTAGTTTTACTGAAAATTCAGTAAAACCCCAAGGCGGTCGTCCAAGCAAGGAATACCACATTACCCTAGACATGGCAAAAGAGCTATCTATGGTAGAGCGCAACGCTAAAGGCAAACAAGCCCGTCGTTACTTCATCGACTGTGAAAAATCCCTGTACTACAACGCCCTACCCAGCTTACTAAGCCCACCCAGCAAAACCATGACCGTGCCTGAGTTTCGCCAATGGCAAGCCAGCGTAAAAACCACCCTAAACCTCGCCATTAAAACATCGGTAGAAAGCATCACCATTATCACCAGTGCAGATGACTACCTTGACTTAATGATGGGGAAAAATACCCCAGATACCAGCAAACTCATAAAAGGCATAGAGTCCAACGAACCACGCCCCGCCACTAAAGAAACCCTACCAGAGAGTCATAAGCCACGAATGTGGCGAAAAAATGAAATTCAGCAACTCACAGCCTATCATGAAGCTGGATTATCTTATGAAGATATTGGAATAAAATTAGGGCGTAGCATCCATTCTGTGAGTAATGCGGTTTATCGTTATGTGACTAAAGGCGGTGTAGCATGAGCATCAATAACATGGCTACCAGTGATTTAATGGAGACGCTAGACAATTCGATTAATGCCCTAAGAACGCTCTCAAGCCTATGCGGTTCAAGCACAGAAAACGACCTAAACAGCCTATACTGGTTACTCGCCCCCATCGTCGAAAAACAAGAGCAAACGATGGCGGATTTATGGAAAGCAGAAGCTAAAAAATAACCCAAAACCCAAACAAAAAAGCCGTGTGACTGTCACCAGTCATACGGCTTTTTCATTCTCAGTATTTAGAGCGTTAAACCACCTGTTAAACAGGTCAAAAATCACTCAAACCAAGACAAGTTTTAACGGTTTTTGGGGTATTTTTTGAAAACAAAGTGTGCAGAATGTTTTGTAAAATGTGTGCGAAACATTTTGTGAATTTACATTAGCCATCGAAACGCAGTTACTGGAGCGATTGATTAAACAAGGCGGCTGTTCACAACATCCGCCTGTGGCTGGATTTGAAATTGAAGCGTGGTTATTGGATGAGACCATGCGCCCTGCACCCTATAATGAAGCGTATTTAGCGTCTTTTAATAATCCTTTAGCATCGGCTGAGCTGGCAAAATTCAATATTGAGATGAATACGCCGCCTGTGTCTTTAGAATGCGACGCGCTGAGTCAATTAGATGATGATTTACTCTACACTTGGCAACAAGCCGATCAACATGCACAATCGATGCGGCTTCAGTTAATGATGATTGGTTGTTTACCTACCTCACGGCAGGATGATTTTCATTTGGGCAATATGTCGAATATGAACCGTTATCGGGCATTAAATGAGCAAACGATGAAAATTCGTCATCAACAACCCATTCATTTGGACATTCAAGGTCATGAGCATCTAAAAATCGACCATCATGATGTGATGATAGAAGCGGCGGCGACTTCGTTTCAATTACACTTGCAATGCCCGTTAAGCCTCGCAGTGCCTTATTACAATGCTTCGATTTTGGCTTCCGCGCCGATGGTTGGCTTGTGTGCAAACGCGCCATTGGTGTTTGGTAAAGATTTATGGCAGGAATCGCGGATTCCATTGTTTGAGCAATCTGTTCGTGCGGGCGGCTTTGGTGGTGCGGCGCAAGGGCCGTTATGGCGCGTTAGTTTTGGTTCAGATTTTGCGCGGCATTCTATTTTTGAATGTTTCGCGGAAAATCTGGCGCATTTTCCCGTGTTATTGCCAGAGCGTTTCACGACTAAGCCCGAACAATTTCAATATTTACGGTTGCATAATGGCACGATTTGGCGATGGAATAGACCATTGGTCGGCTTTGATGACGATGGCACGCCGCATATTCGTGTTGAACTAACAGTCTAGCAGACTTACTAGGCTACAATTCCGCACTGATCGTAATTATCCGTCCTGATGTGCCATCGCCTCTGAGTAAACACCCATTGCCGACATTACCCG